TTTCAACCATTGGTGCTATTTGACCCATCGGTGTTTCTATTGTTTCTTCTGCCATTATGTAATCCTCGTAGTTCTTTTTTTACCTGGTGCCAGTATATCAGAAAATCTATTCTTGACTATTCTTACTTTTCTGGTCGGTTTTTTGTTTAACTTTCTTCTAATTTTAAATAATTTATTCATTTACCTTTTTTTAAACCTAGCTCTTTTTCCATTATTTTTTTAATAGCTTTGTCCATTCTAGCTTGTAAAACTTCTAGTCTACTAACTTCTTTCGCCATACCCTCTCTAATTTTCACATCAAATTTTTTATCTTTAGGCATTAGAAAGTTCCTTTAAATGTGCCGCCACGCTTTCTCATTATAGCTCCACCAATTTTTTTCTTTTTTGGTTTTAAAGATAAAAACAAATCATCTAGTTTTTTTATAGGATCTCCAAACTTATCATCAAACTTTGCTTTAGTCGCTTTTCTCCTTGATAACCTATCTGCATAATCTAAACCCTTTGGTTTTTTCTTGCCTGCCATTAGTATACTCCTTTAAATGTACCACCACGATTTTTCATAACACCACCCATAGCTTTCTTTTTGCCACCTTTTAGTGAATCTTTCAACTGAAGTAAAAGGTCAATGTTCCCTGGACCGAGTTTCTTGATTTCTTCTTTTGTGAGATATTTGTCTAGTTTGTGTTTTCCAGTGAATTGTTTAACTTTTTTAGTCATTAATAATATTCCCTTTTTGTTCGAGGGAACCAATCTTCGCCCTCATCTTCGCCTTGTAGTGATATAAAACCACCTTGTCTAAATCGCATGATTGCCATCGTCATACTATCACAATAGTCATCATGATCTCCGTTTGGAAAAGATGCCACTTCTTCAATAACATCTTCAGCAAACCTCTCTCCGTAAGGATACCACACTTTACCTCCTTCGAAAATAGGGGACACAATGTGCATCCTTGTCGTTTTGTCCAAGTTACCCCCTTTACGTCTTCCGGGACTAAATGTCAAAACGGGTAGATTTTGTAATCTTAGTTCATCCGCCAAAGGTTGTCCACTTGCTTTTGCTTCGATAAGCATCATGTCTGGTTCCCAATATTCATTTTGCTCTATTGCTATTTCTTTTAACTCTGGAAAATTCCATCGACCTTTTATTGCATCAAGTAAAATTAAATGTTGCTCACCGTTTTTCTTTGGCTCAAATACACCCCAAGTTGTAATAGCAGAATAGTCGGCAGTTTCTTTTTTACTGTATGCCGTATCATAACTTTGAATAATATAATCTAACATGGGAACTTCCTCTTCTTCCCAAGGCATCCACCACTCTCTTTTGATCATGGCAGTTTCTTCTGATGTAGGATTTTGTTGCCACTGTGCATTCCATTTCATAGGCGACAATGACGCTTTGACTTTTAACAACTCGTCCTTGTTCCAAAACTCGGGCCACAAGATTTTATCGTTTGGTAAGATTGCTGGAAACTCTACAATTTCCCACTGGTCTGACATTGTGTCTTTTGCCATTGCATCAACTAAACGACCAGTCAAATCTTTCTTTGACCATCTTGTCTGAACAATGATAATCGAACCACCAGGTTGTAATCTCTGTCTCGGTCCAGATGTGTACCACTCGTAAGTATTGTCATAAGCAACCGTGGACAGTGCATCTTGTTCCGAATGTGGGTCATCAATAATTAAAAGATCCGCACCACGACCAGTCATTGCAGCACCCACCCCAGCTGCAAAGTATTCCCCGCCAGCACTCGTTTCCCATCGTCCAGCCGCTTGGCTATCCTGTTTCAGATCCGTGTCTGGAAAAATCTCACCATAGATGGGATCGGCTATAAGATCACGAACCTTTCTACCAAATCTTACCGCAAGTTCCGTGTTCATGGTAGCTTGTATAATCTTTAACTTTGGATTACGGCCCAAGAACCACGAAGGCATGAGATAAGATGCTAATTCAGATTTAGAGTGTCTGGGTGGCATGTTTATAATTAGACGTTTTAATTTACCCTCGGCAATAGCCTCAAGTTTTTTTGCTATAATTTTGTGATGTCGCCCAACAATAAAGTTTTCGTATACATGAAGGGCGTAAGCCAAAAAGTTTTTTTGTGCTTTATCACGGGTGTCCAATTTCTTTTTCTGTTGTTCAAGCAGAAACAGTTCATGTAACACCTCTTTAGGCAAAGTGTCTAAATTCATCTAACCAAAGTAGAATCCTGCAAGGAACGAGTAACCCCAAATCCCTAATACAAGATATATCCATTCTTTATCATTCATACCCAAACAATAATATATCTGAATGAATTTATCAATCAAGCATGTATATGTGTATATAGTAACACCACACCGTCATTTGTACCCCTCCCCCCTACTTATATGTAAAAGTTGTTATGTTTTTGTTGTAAGTTACCCTTAAGTAAATGATTCAAACTACGCAATGCTCCTGAGTGGTCGCGATTGCTTTCATAAAATGAAGTTTCGAATTGATAGTCATTCGATTCATTTTATAAAAGCAATCTGAATTATTGCGTAGTTTGAATCATTTAGTGTGTCGGTTTTTTGACAAACTAGGCGTCAAAAATCTGACATGATGTCAAATAATTGACAGAATAAGTGTCAAATTATTGACGTCCAGGATGTAACTTTTTCCTTGTTTATCCCATAAATTAGTATAATCTATTAAGTATAGGGTAATTAACCAACATAGATTTTAAAATTAAAATCGACCCTAGGAAAGGAAAAGGTTCTTATGTCAGATATCGAACAAGCTATTCGTGATCTAGTCAGTCAAGAACTCAAGGACGGCATCATTGAAGATGCCGTTGCAGAGAGTTCATCTGTTACTGATCTCGAGTACAAAGTTGAAGATCTCGAATATAAAGTTCAGAACTTCGAGGACTTCAACGAAGACGATATGATTGATTCGGTGGTGAGAGAAGTATTTTCTCAACTTTCACAAAAGTTTATCACTGACTCTCAAGTCATTGTCGCTAAGTCTCACTTAGATGATTTAGCTTCTAAGATTAAAGCTCTAGAAGCTAAGTTGTCTGAAACAGACACCAATCAAAATCCTACTCAATAGTAGGTGTTGGGGACAAGAAATTGTCCCCTCCTTTAACCAAAAGGAGAAATAAATGACGACAGAAAAGCAAGATAATATTGAAATATTATTAGATATCACTAAAACTTTAAGAGAGGGAGTTAAGGATAATCATAACTTCTCTATGACGATTAGTGATACGATTAAAGAAGTAGTGTCATTCGTTACTAGGTTAGAGCAGAGAGTTCAACTCATTGAGAAAAATAGAATTCTTAATGGGGATTTTATTGAACTAGCTAAGTTAGTTAGTGAATTAAATATACGACTTAAAAAGCTTGAGAATGATAAATAAGTTTCTCATCACCGAGAAAAAAAGAGGGGAACAATTCGTTGTTCCTCTTTTTTTATTTTGTATTTTTTTAAAAAGATTTTTACCCTCTGTTTACCCTAAAGGTGCAAAGGTTCGCAAGCGACCACTCCGTTACCTTTGCACCTTTCCAGATCTAACCCCTATCGGCTGCAGTCCTAGGTGTCAAAAAATTGACACTGTCAATTTTTTGACTGTCAATTTTTTGACGATCGTCCTGGACGATAGGAGGATAAATAAAAGTGGACTTTATCCCACAAAACCCTATAATTATTACAAAGGAGAAATAATATGAACTTAAAATTAAAGGGTACGATTACCCTAAATAATGATCAAGTGTGTATCATGCTTGATCATAAAGATCAGATCGTTGACAAGTTGTCTTGTCAATGTGATGACCATCAACCTTGCTTCCCTCACTCGAGGGAAGTTTGCGAAAGTTGTTTCGGTGGTGTCGAAGCTTTCGAGGACGAACTCAAAAGGCAAGAGCAAGACGAGAGAGACCGTGGGGATTGTCATCACGATGAGCGAGATGGTTATCTTGATGATGGTCAAATGTATTACAACCACCATGAAGCCAATGACTCTTGGTACGATTAACCACGAGACCCCAACCAATTTGGTTGGGGTTTTTTATATATATATTTTTTTGGTCTAAGTGTGCAAAGAATCGCAGAGAGTTCTTTCAAATATGTTTTTGAAATGCGATTCTTTGCACACTTCCCCAACTCTTTTTTTAGTGGACAGAGTCCCATAAATGCCTATAATTAAATAATAAACAAAGGAGAAATAAAATGGCAATAGTAGACACAATATCATTATCAAGATTCAGAGATTACTTTTATATGTCTGACCAATATAAAAATTGTTTTACATATGAGGGTTTAGAAGTTTTATATAATCATATTTGGGATACTTCCGAAGATATCGGAGATATCGAAATGGATTATGTAGGCTTTGCTTGTGAATTCACAGAGTATGAAGATTTTAAGCATTTTCAAGAAGACTATAAGGATATCGGAAATATGGAAGATCTAGAATATCAGACTACAGTTTTAAGAATTCCAAATAGTTTAGGATTTATAATAGCCAACTTTTAGTTGGCTATTTTTTTTATGTATGATTTTGTTATCTCTCGTAAATGTGCAAAGGGTCGCAGAGAGTATTTCATATACATTTTTAATGCAACCCTTTGCACATTTCACGGATCGCAAGTTAATTGATTCGCAATTTCCAAACACTCTTTTAATGAACCATGAACCAAGAAACCTTGTTCAGTTTCTCTCGACAAAACAAAGGTGCAAAGACCATTTTTAGCAAGGTAATTGCACAATTTACCACCATCAAATAAAAATAGGTTAGAGGACAAAGGGTCATGAACCAAGAAAAAAGAAATGTAATTATTGGCAAATATCCTTAAATGTATTGATATTTGGGATTTTTCCACGTTTATTCTATTTCCTTTTTTGGTTGTTTTTAACTCGATAAACAAGGGGTTTTTCTCAGTTATGAGGATCAAATCGACAAACCCACTATTAAACTTGTTTTCAATTTTTTGGATAAAGCAACCTTTGGGAAGTTGTTTTTTTATGTTTAAAAAAAAGTTTTTTTCTTTCATCTTTTTTGTTTACATTTATGGGATAATATGAGAGAATAAATTATTGTTAAACATTAAGTTTAACATAGCATTTTTAAAAGGGGAATTATATGAAAATGTATAAAACAAATATTGTAAATGAGAATAACCAACTTTTAGTTATCCATCATAATACAGTTATTATAAGGCATGATTTAAAAGATAATATTATTCATTTAAATAATGGGGGTTGGTATTCAAAAACAACTAAAGAAAGAATTCATAGTTATATAAAAGATTTTGGATATAAACTTTATCAAAAAAACTATCAATGGTTTATTGAATATCCACATGGTGAAAAAGTTGAGTATTTTAATCATATGACTCTTGAACCAATCTCAGAAAAATTAAAAGCAGTATTAGAAGATATGAGGGCATAATGGAAAATTTAAGTTATCAAGATAAAATTTTTCTCAATGGTTTATATTTTTTAGAGGATATAAAAGAGGAAATAAATGAAACTGAGCAATTTGTTAAAAATAAATATGGGGGTGAAAATGAGACCAACTAAAAAACTATTTTATATATGTGACGATAATCACGAAACACTCTTTGTTGATAAAATTTGGAGAAGTGACGATCAA